CCAAAAGAAACCCATGCCGATGGAAAGAAGCAAGTCCATTATACCCTGCAATTGGAACTTGATATTACTGCTAAAGAACTTTCCGAATTACAAAATGGTAAAAGATTATTTTATGGGCAAAACAAACAATATGAGATTGAAGCACCAGAAGAGGATAAAAACCATGTCTATGATTCAAAGGAAGATGGGGCGGTAATCGTAGAGGAAACCGAAGAAGAAACTGCAGAAAGAGAAGCACTGGCAGAGAAAAAGCAAGAAGATTTAATTAAAGATATTGATGAAAGCAAGACACGAGAAGCCAATTTAAAAACGGCAAGGGAATTGGGGAAAGAACATTTGAAAACGTTAGAAGAAATGAAAAAGATTGCAGAAGAGAGGAAGATTAAACTTGAAGAGATTCAAACAATAGCGAGAGCCTACAAAATTAATAACTGGGGAGAAATAATTGATATAGGTGAAAGACATAAAGTATTTCCGATTGGTTTAGTGGCCTCACAAGCCAAAACATTTGTAATAGATCACCCTGATAAATATGATGCCCTGTTAAAAGCCTTCAAAACAAGCCAAGTAAGTGATGAGGATATACCTAAAGAAGCGGAGGAGTTTGTAAGTAATTAATTTCTTCATTTGCACCTCCAAGCCGGGCCAGCCTATCGAGGCCCGGCCGCTATTATATCTAATTTTTATTAGTTAGAAAAATAAATTAAGGAGGAAAAGGAAATGTTAATTAAAGAAAAGTACGCAATGTCAAGCGAGGCTAATTTAAAGTTTGTGGAAGAGGTAGTAGATAATACTAAAAAAGGTAAATATTCCATTGATAGGGTTGATAAGGAAATTATTGCAGAAGATGACCATTTAGGTGGGTATGACACAGGTGAAAGAATTATGACGATTTACTATAAGTTAAATTTTAATAATTAAGGGGGAAAACTAAAATGTCAAACAAATGTTATGACTGGTGGGACAGTCTCGAATTAGAAGAGCAGTATAAAGTTTTATTAGATTGGTTTCCTATGGGAGTAAAGAAAGATACCGACATAGAGAAATTTTGGGGCGATTTACCAGGGGATACCAAGTGGTGGATTTACGAGAGAGAAAATAAATGTACCGAAGAAGATATAGAAGGACAAAGAGACAGGGCTAATGATATAAGAGTGCATGAAATTATGGTAGAGGGGAGGGAGATATTATGAAATTTAAATTAGGTCAACATGTTAGGTATAAAAGAATATCGAAAAAGATAGAGATAGATATGCAATATTGGACACCCGATGATTTTAAAGAAAATCCCGAAACATGCGAAATAGAAGAAAAAGAATTAGCAAGGAGAGAATTTGTTAATTTAAAAAACGAAAGAATTGGCTATGTAATGGGCAGAAGAAAATTAACATTTAAAACTTATTTTAAAGTAGAAACCGATAGTGGGGACGGTTTTGAAGATGGAGCAGACTGGGTAGATATAGCAAGGCAAGAATATAGTTATGCTTATTTAATTGCCTACACTATGGGTAAAACAGATTATGTATTAGAAGAAGATTTGGAGGATTTATATGAAAGCGTTAGGAAATCTCTTTGAGCTGATAATTTTAGTCTGCCTTGCCGTGCTTATCGTGTTGCCTGAGATTTGTTACAGCTTGGTATTAAGGGCAAGGGATAAGGTTGTTGAGATGGTGGGGGAACTATAAAAGAACTATAAAAAATATCGTTAGTTCTATAAAAAATATATGAGAAAGGAGGCACTCATGACCTACACTCAATTGGCACTACTCAGGCACTGCTTGGAGAATGTGAAGGCAGGCAAACTACCTGAAATCACCAATAACGAGAAAGTAGATTTGGATTACCTAGTGAACTACTACGATAATATAATTTCAGACATCGAGAAAGACAAGCTGAAAAATCCAAAGGCAACCTTGCAGAATTTTGTAACGGTTGTTGAAGTTAATAAATAAGGAGGGAATTATAAAAATGGACATTCTTAAGGAATATTTAGAGTTTTACGAAAAATGTTATGAAGGTGAAAAAATATATAATGAAAAATTTAAAGACGACGGCTCAATAGTTGATTTTAGAAAGGGTAAAACTTATGAAATGGGATCAGTTATCAGGGATTTAAAAAGAATAATTAAGGGAGATATATTTTTTAAGGAAGGAGGAAACCTAAATGGAAGTTAGAGAAGCGATTACGATGTTACGTGATTATGTAATTGAAGGAAAATTTATGCCTACTAAAAAAGTTCATCAAATTATAAATCTTTTAGAAGAATTAGAGGAATATAAGGAGAAAGGAGGAAACCTAAATGAATAAGCAAGAGATTATCTACGGTATTATTACCGCACATGACAAACCTACTATTAATCAAGATGACCTGACCGACGCATACATTGAATTTACCGGAGATAACATAACTAACCGGGAGGTAAGACAGGTTATCGCTGACTGCATAGAAGAAGAAACCTATCTAATTATTTCCACACCGCAAAAGCCGGGGGGATATTCCCTGCCGATTAACAGATATGAAGGTTATGCCTGCGCTGATAGGTTGGAAAGCCAAGGGATAAAATTAATCGTTAAAGCAAGGAAAATCAGGGAAATGACCGATGATGTATTTCCTGTAAGTGAAATGGTGCAGTTAAGTTTGCTGGAAAGGGTGGGGTGAGAAACAATGACTAAAAAACAAAAAGAAGCACTTAGAAGAATATTCTGTTTATATGATGTTGTAAGAAATAATCGTAATTTATCTTATCGCTTAGTTGATGAAATCCCTGATTTGATTTTAGCTTTTCCTAATATTGCATTGGAACTTGATGGTAATGTTGTGCATACATTCAGAAATATTATTGAAAAAACCTAAATAATAAAACTAACGAAAACTAATAATGGAGGTATAAATGGCAAGACCAATAAAGAATAAGGTTTTAGTTGCCTGTGAAAAAAGTCAGGCAGTGACTATTGAAATGAGAAAAATTGGCATTGAGGTATATTCTTGTGATATAGAACCATGTTCTGGTAGATATCCTGAATGGCATATACAGGGGGATGTGATACCTTTGCTTAAACAAGAATGGTATATAATTATAGCTTTTCCGCCCTGTACACATCTTGCGGTAAGTGGAGCAAAATGGTTTAAGGAAAAACAAAAAGATGGCAGACAACAACGAGCTATTGATTTTTTTATGCAGTTTGTAAATTGCAAATGTAAGAGAATGGCTATTGAAAATCCTATTGGAATTATGTCTACTATTTGGAGAAAACCAGACCAGATTATTCAACCCTGGCAATTCGGGCATGGTGAAACGAAGGCAACTTGTCTATGGCTTAAAAATTTACCATTATTGAAGCCCACGAATATTGTTAATGATAGAAATCATAGTATATGGAAAATGCCACCATCAAAAGACAGAGGAGAAATAAGAAGTAAAACTTTTTCTGGAATAGCAAAGGCTATGGCTGAACAATGGAGCAAAGAATTTATTTAATGGAGGTATAAATGAGTAAAATAGATGGCGGCGCTACCCTTTGGGCAAGGCAGACCATAGATAGTGATATCTTTTATAATAAGCCGGATAAATGGTTCAAGATATGGTTTTATCTTGTCAATGAAGCCAATCATAAAGATAATAAACAATTTAAGCGAGGAAGTTGCTTTATGAAATACGAATGGATAATGGAAAAAACAAAAGCAAATAGCAATGAAGTAGACCACTGCATAAGATGGCTAAAATCGGCGACAATGATAGCGACACGAAAAGCGACACGAGGTTTTACTTTAGAGGTATTAAAATACAACACTTTCCAGAGTTTGGAAACTTACAAAAGCGACACGAAAAGCGACAGCAAAAGCGAAATGAAAGCGAAACAGAAGCGAAATGAAAGCGACACTATAAACAAGAATGATAAGAATGATAAGAATTTAGAGAAAGATATTAAGAGAGAGAGGCAAGCCTCTGACATTAATAAAACAAAAAAAGAAGTTGATCCTTTAGAATTTAGTTTTGAGGATAAGTGCTGGTATGGACTTGATGACTGGCGTATAAAAATGTATTCTGGCAAGTATCCCCACCTTAACATTAATTACTTATTACAGGATATCTATAAGACAAAGTTTCTAAGTGACCCGCTTAGATATAAAAAGGAGATTGCTATTGCCGGAGGTGTAGAAAAATTAATTTGGAGTTGGTTAGGGCAGGAAGAAAAATTCCGTAAACGAAAAGAAGCGAAAGGAGGTTAAAAATGTATAAATATACATTAATAAATGAACATGCTTCAAGTGATAAATATGGTAATTGTGAATTGTGCGGTGAATATGTTGATAATATCTATCACCAACGTGAATTTAAAAAATTTGAATTTGGATATTTTATAAATAAAGAATTATGGGGTCATAAAGATTGTCTAATAAAAAACCAAAAGGGGGTTAATGATGATTGAATATTTAAAATGTGTAGGAATATTTTTCTGTATATTTTCAATGGTACATATCTTACATAGGTTGACGATAGATGATAATGAAGGTTGGGAAGGAACGCTTTTTCAAGTAATGGGATATTTTTTAGGTGGTGTATTTTTATATTTGTTAATCAATTTAATTAGAGTTTTTTAATGAAAGGAGGCTAACATGAAAACAACCGAAATCCCCGTCTACTGCTGGCATTGTGGTAAACGATTCACTATCGAGATTGCCAATGTTTATGCCGGCCATTTGTTTTGTAGTGAGGAACATAGGATAGCGAATATGAAAGAGGAAATAAAATTAGAGAAAAGAAGAAGGGAGGATAAGAATGAAAATTGAAAATGACGATTGTAAAAATTGTAAATGGTTTGAGAAAGCAAATTATATTAATTTCTGTAATAATTCAAAGTTTGGATTTGTAGTTTTGCCGAAAGGTATTTACCATAAATGTCCAGATTGGACCAGAAAAGGAGGTGAAAAAAGTGAATAAGATACCGTATTTTGAAACGAAGGTAGTGAAGGTGAAGAAGGAGGAATGTCATCATGATGAGGTTATATGGAAAAAAGGGAACTTTAGATGTAATCATTGCGGACGAAATTTATTAGTCCAAAAATACACTAATGGAAAATGGACATGGATAAAAGATGAGAGCAATCCTAAAGGCAATTATGTTAACGGCGAGAACCTCGAAAAGATAAAGTTTCCGTGCTTCTGTAGTTATGTTCACGCACTTACTAAAAAAAAGCATTATGCAAAAATAGACAAAGGCTGGGATGATATAGCCTATAAAGAAAAATACATAATGTCTAAAATTTCTAATGAAATTACCAATTGTATTGTAGCTACGACAGAGCCAGTTTCTGAATTGAGCATTTTATATGAGGATATTTCCCTAAAAAAATTAATCATAAATCTTAATATCCACATCCTGAAAGGCAAAATAATAATATTTGAGGAGGAATAATAATGGGCAGTAAACTTATTGGGGCAAGGATACAAACCGACAAAGTTAAGATAATCGAAACGTATAAGAGTGGTGTTGATATATTAGAACTTGCAGATCAATGTAATGTTTGCGTCAATACCATGTGTCATAAATTACATATATGGGGAGTAAAGATTAGGGATGGCGACTGGCATAAGAAAAAATATATACCAAAACAGAAATTTAGCCCCGAATTATTAGCACAAAGAGCGATAAATACCCGAATCAATGATGATCCAAAGAAGGGGATACAATATGTCAAGTTCGGAAAGGCTACGCGACGGGATCAGTATTTGATCCACAATATTATTAATCGTCCGGTGATAGGATGAAGGGAGGGTAAGTATGGGGATTGCGAGATTAAGAGAAGGTATTAAATGGGTTTGTTCTCAATGTGGTAAAGGTATTCCTACTGGAAAGGGAATACAGATAAATTATAAACCTTACTGTGAGTTATGTGGCGAAAAAGAATTTGAGGAATTTAAAATTAAAGTTAAAAATATAGAGGATAAAGCTGATGACTAACCTATACCGTGTCAAGCGTATGCTTATCATCATCCTAATCATAATGGTAATAATTAGTTTCGTAGGCCTGATAAACCTCAATAGTCGAATTGAGGAATTGATTAAGGCACAGGATAAATTAATTTGGTATATAGGAGGGGAAAGATGAGTATAGAAAGATTAGAAGGATTTTATAAAAGCTATATAAAAGAACTTATAGATGAAGGATATTCTTTTGCAGACAGTTATATATTTAATTTTATGAGAGAATGCATCTTTGTATTAAAAACCATACAAGAAGAGATTGATAAAAATAAACCATTAACAGAAAAAGAATTAGCGAAAGAAAAGATAGGAGGTACAGATTAATGGCTAACTACATCTACGAATGCCCGGTCTGTAATAACTTAGTCACGCTTACGATAGACTTGCAGTCCTGCCCATTTGACCGGGAGCTGGTGGGGCAGTGTGATAAGTGTAATTTAAAGATAGATATTAGGGAAGAGGATTATGAGATATGGCTGAAGGAAAAAGAGAAGGAGGCGAAGAAATGAAATGGATTTGCAATGATTGTGGATGTGAGTTTTATGTTGATACAGATAATTGGTGGTCTCAACATTGTCCAAGATGTGGAAGTAGTAATGTTCATGAGGGCGAAAACTATGAAAATTAAAGGAGGCGAAAAGCGATGGAAGTTAAAGAGGCGATATTTATTCTAAAGCATAGGAGATATACCATGAATAACATAGATGATATTATTTCCCTACTCCAGCAAGGCGAGAAATATCGGCAGAACCATATAGGGTTAATCGAAGAATTAGAGAAAAGACAAGCGATAATTCGGGAATTAACAAAATATAGGGATATGTGGTATGACAATAAACAATATAGCAATACAAAAAAAATAAGAGATTTAGAGCAAAAATACTTCCCGAAAATAAAAGACGAACCACACTTTTACGAATGTTCATCAAAAGACCCACATTTAAAAAAAGTATATTTTAAGGAGGCGAAGTGATGAAAATATATCAACCTAAAAAATGGGGGAAAATAATTATTGATGGAGAAGGTTCTCTTACAATTATGAAGAATAATCTTTCTGCTCTTACGGTAGACGAAAGTATAACAAAGCATAGAATACTAATTACAAATTTTAATTTCTATGGAGCAAGAGATGGGCTTATGAATAAATTAAGAACTCTCTATTATGTAGCAAAATATATTTTTAAGAAGGAGGAGGCGAAGCAAGATAAAGGTTAAAGCCAAAGTACTGAAATATATGATAAAGGAAAATGATATTAAGCAATTATGCCGTGATTATTTGAAGGTAACAGGTTGGTTTCGCTTTCATGTCTTACAAGGTTTAGGTTGTTTTCCTGGCATAAGTGATGATATCGCAATTAAAAATGGGAATGTGTTATTTGTCGAATATAAAAGACCGGGCGGAATTCAAAGAAGGGTGCAAATAGATTTCCAAGCAAAAATAGAAGCGCATGGCGGGATATATATATTGGTGAAGTGTTTAGAAGACTTGATTAAGGCAATAGATAAGTTAGAAGGGAGGTGAGAAAGAATGTGGTATGTAATAACAGGAATAGGAGTTGTGATAATTTACCTTTTGGTTAGATTATCGTGTTTAAGATGTGAAGTAAGCGAAATAAAAAATAATAGATGTAGTGTTAATAGTGGATGTGAAGAATATATTAATTCAGTAATGAACAAAAATTATTATTTAAGTGATTACCCAAAACGATATGTAATTACTGAAGAAATAAAAATGCAGGCCAGGCATTTAGAAGAAATATGTAACATCAGAAGTAGTTTAGAAAAACAAATAAGATGTAACGAAAGATTTGATATTTTTGAAGGGAGGGATGTTTCCATTAGGGAGGCACTAATGATGTTGTTTAGCTATTTAAAATTAAAGATAAAACCTGGCGATGATGTCAAGATAGTTAAAATAAAATAAAGTATTATAGAGAGGAGGTGAAAGCTTTGCACAATTGGCTAGCTAAAGATTTAAGAAGAGGAGGTTGATATCATGGTAAGCGTTCCTTTTACAAATGTGGAATTGAAAGACGCTTTTTATTGTGTAAGAGAGCAAGTAATGACATCTTGTAACGATAGGCACATAGAGAGGTTTGAAAAGGTGATAGACAAAATGAGAAAAGCAATAGACAGGAAGAAAAAAGAAGATAAGAATTTTGAGTGGTGAAGTAATGAAAATAAAAAAACCGGGGGCAGGCTGGCGATAGTTTGCCCCCCATAAAAAAAGGAGGGTAATTATATCTGTATCTCGGACACTTGACAAGTTTTTCGCTATAATTAGAATAGAGGGGTATAGATGACAAGAAGTAAAATCGTGATAGAAAACTACGGTATAATCCCGCCAGAAAACTCCATACCATTTTGGGAAGACAATAATGTTTTTGATGAAGATAAAACTGTCTTTAAAGTTGACTTACAAACGAGTCTACAAAAATTAACCACAACCGAAAGAGAAATTATTAAATATTATAATGATGGTTATTCAATACGAGAGATAGAAGAGATAATTAGTCTACCACGAGCTACAGTTCAGGATATCAAGGATAGAGCCATTAATAAATTAAAGGAAATGATGAATGGAAAAGATAGTATTTACAGCGTCTTTGCCTGATATATTATCAGCCATCAACATTGCAGGCCAAGACGGTAACAGCCGGATTAAGCTGGATATACCTGCAAGCGATATCGAGGCAGTAGTGAGGTTGATAGAATTGAAGGGGCAAATATTTAAGGTGACGATAGAGCAAGTGGAGAGTGAATGGTAAATGTCAGCAAATCTGAAAAAATCTGAAAACTTTACTACTAATGAAAAAGGTCAAAGTAGATATGCCAAAGGCAATCAAATAGGGCGCATGAAGAAAAAAGGCTATACGATTAAAGACCTAACTAACACAGCTATTGCATATGATAAGACCCATGATGAAACCATACTGCAACACTATATCCTTCAAATTATAAAAGATAATCAATTACTCAAAGACTTTATCAATAAATATGTGCCTACTACTACCAAGAATGAGCTTACCGGCGCAGACGGATCACCGCTCTCTGTGACGCTAAAAAAGGTTATTTACGAGAATCCTGAAAAAAAAGATGCTCAGGATTGATTTTAAGGCAGGTCAAATATGGGGGTGCTTATGATTGTATGTAAGAAAAGGGGAAAGATGTTAATAGAAATCGAAAATTATATTTATAAAAATTTTAAGAAGAATAAAAACAAAATACTTAAAATGTTATTTCCATTACCAGAAACACCAGTTTTTACAGATGAAGAATTGATTAAATTTATAAATGAGGCACAAGAGGAAATATATAATAGGATATGAACCTTGTCATAGACTCACCATATAACTACAAGCCTTATCCGTGGGAAATCCCCATCTGTATAGCCTTTCAACAGGGCAAGGAAACATGGAAAACCATTCATAGGCGAGGCGGGAAGGATTTATTTGAGTTAAGCGAGATATTACTTCCTGAAGCCTTTGAACATCCCGGCACTTATCAATATATCTGGCCTCTGCTGAAACAAGGGCGTGATAGCTTTTGGGAAGGCAAAGATGAAGAAGGCCAGGACATAATGCGGAAGTATGTCCCGGAAAAGATGATCCTTCGCAAAGATAATGCCGATATGAAACTTATCGTAGCTTCCATAGGTGGTACATCACAGATACAGGTCTTTGGCACAAATAAACAACAATATATAGCACTAAGAGGAAAACCAAGCAACGGGGCGGTATTTACAGAGTGGGCTTACCAAGACCCACGAGGCGAAGAAGTTGTATCACCAATGATAAGAAAATCAAAGGGCTGGAAATCGTTTAACTCTACTCCTAATGGGAACAATCATTATAAAGTTAGGTGGGATTTAGCTAAAAGAAACCCCGACTGCTACACCATCTTAGCAACGGTTTTAGATACTTATAACCATGACGGCAATAGGCTTGTCACCGATGCAGACCTGCAAAAAGAACGTGATGACGGCAAGACAGAGGACTTCATCAACCAGGAGTATTTCTGCTCCTTCAATCAGGGCATAGAAGGCACATACGTCGGTAAAGAGATGCAGGCGTTGGAACTGGACGGACACATCACACGCGTGCCGTATGAACGGGAATTACTGGTAGATACTTACTGGGATTTAGGCGTAACATCAGATGCGATGGCGGTCTGGTTTGTCCAACAGTTGGGCAACGAAGTAAGGTTTATAGACTTTGCAGAGGCAACGGCCTCAACCTTCACCTACTGGGCTGAACTATTCAAAGAAAAGGGCTATCTCTACGGCAGGCACTTTGCACCGCCCGATGTTAAAGTCAAAGAAATGGTTACTAAAGGCCACGTGGCCAAGAGTAGACTGGAACACGCGGCAGATGTGGGGATTAAATTTGAAGTAGTTGAGAATTGTTCTCATCAGAATAGCGTAGAGGTCCTGCGAGGCCTGCTCCCGGTATGCTGGTTTGACGAGGAAAAGACACGTAAGGGCAGACGGCATTTAGAGATGTGGGGCAAGATATGGAATGACATCATGCAGATGTATACAGGCAATGAGAGGCGTGACGAGCATCACCACGCAGGGGCAGCGGCAAGGTATGCAGCTATCTCTATCAGGCAGATAGGCTTGTATAAAAGCACCAGATATGCCAATGCTGATGAAGATATTGACTATGTCAAGAAACATAGCAATAAATATTCAGGATTATAAGGAGGAAGTATGAATAACGCGATTAAGTTAGTAGAGAACATAATCAAGGGAATGGGATATATCAAATTATTACTAAACGATGGTCATAGATATGTCGTGCCACTACATACGTTTAACCGTGTGATGGGGCAATTAGAAGAGTTACGGGGTATGTTAGATAATGAATTTCTTAGTGAGGAACAGATACGAAAGGCTATCAAGATATTAGAGAAACCTCTAAAGCGTGAGAAACCTTATTATGTAAAAGTAGAAAATCCTATTGAGGGCGGTGATCCATTTAAGTATAATTCTCTCTACCGTGACAGTGTGGGGACGGAGGAGATAAAGGAGGATATACCATGCCTTGGAATCTATCAACACGTACCATAAAGGGTAAAAAAAAGTATTGCATGACTACAATAGAAACGGGGAAAACATATTGTTATGACAGTCCTACCGCAAGAAAAATGGGTATGAAAATGCACATGAGATATGCACACGAAAAGAAAAAGTAAATAAGTAAGAAAGGGGGAAATATGTACGATAAATTATTAAAAGAATTAGAAGATTGGATATTTTCAGGTCATACGATTTCTGGTGAAGCACTTTCATTACATTTAGATAATATCATCAAAATCAAGACCATTCAGGCATTAGATGTATCGGCTGAACTGATAGCAAATAGCCGAAGGGTATCGAGGAATTAATATAATATAATCGGGGGAGTTAGGATATGATTTACATTGGCAAAAAAGAAAGACGATATCAAGGCAAAGTCAAAGGGTGAGGCACTCGTTGAATTTGTCTTAAACCGCTACAATTACTCCAAGACCAACATGGCCGACCGCCACGCACAATGGGCGGAGTATTACGATGATTACAAGGGTACACGTTCCGACCTAAAAGAGGACTGGCAGTCCAATTATGTGGTTACATCGCTAAAGGAAGCCGAAAGAACGAAAGTACCGATCTACATGAATATCTTATTCCCTGCCGATATAGCAAATTCGTTCGATATCAAGCCGGGCGAAGAGTCAGACGAAGCCAACATCCCCAACCTAAAGAATATCATTGCTTACCAGTTAGGCAACGTAGGGAAGGGTAAAGGCGGACTATTTACTGTAGTAGAAGGCCATATCAAGCAGTTTGACAGATACGGTTATTCACTTACCAAAGTCCCTTGGAAAGAGGAAAAAGAGAAGGGTAAGACGGTATTTGAGGGCATAGATATCGAGGTATGTGATATCTTTAATTCCTTCCCTGATCCTGCCACACTTGACGTGAACAGCAGCTGGATGGTCATTAGAAAACCAGATGTCTTTGTATCACATCTGAGACAGTTAGAGAAACAGAATATCTACCACAGTATCAAAGACTTGAAAGACACTTCACAACCCGGTGATGCTGATACGGTAGGCGAAAACAAAATCAGTAATGACAGGGTAGAACTGCTGGAATATCACGGTGATGTGCCGAAATCACTGCTCGAAGGCAAAATCCATGATGATGCACAGGTGAACCCTTACGAGGATGATTATGTCAGGGCTATTATTACCGTAGCCAACCAGGAAGTCTGTATCAGAAACGAGGAGTATCCCTTCGACTGTGGTAATATCTTCGTTGACGCTTCCAAAGATAAGATGCCGAATGAGAAGTTTGGTGTAGGCACAGGCGAGGACATCCAAAGCTATGCGGAAGAACTCACCAATGCCCACAATAAGCTATCCGACTGTGTTAATCTGATAGCCAACCCAATGGGGATTATCAACCAGCAGATGCTGGCAGGCATATCAGGCGGCATTATTATCAGTCATCCGGGAAAGATATTCTTTGCCAATCAGAACGTAGATGATGTAAGAAAGGCAATGTTCTTTATTGATACTACCGCACAGGCAGCAGTCTTATCGCCTTTGATCATCCACATAGAGAAATTAGAAGAAAAGATAATGAAAACCACGCAGGCAGTCCCGGTTATATCGAGTATGCCGACCAAAGAAGGCTTGCCAGATACATTAGGGGCTACCAAGATGATGCAGGGCAATGCAGCCGAACCTATCAAGCACATCGTCAAGCACTGTTTAGAGCCGTGGTATCAGAGAGTATTAGAAATTATTTATAAGCATGATTTGCAATTCTTTAGTAAAGAGATGGCTTATCGTGTGTTAGGTAAAGAGAAGGGCGCACAATGGGAAGCTGAAAAGAAGCGGAAGGAAATAAAGAAAGAGGATATCAAGCTATCAGGCAATCCCGACTTTATACCGAGAGGGGTCAGTATCTTCGAGGAACATCAAGTAGACCTGGTTAACCTGCTTAAACTGACCGACATAGCACCGATGTTTATGAAGCCTGCCTATGACCCGATGGGTAATCAACTCCCACCAGGGCCAGATGGTAAACCTCAAATGCAGCCCGTGTTTAACTTAGAAGAGATAGCCAAGCGTGTGGGGGAAGATATGAACTTTAGAGATTTAGAGGAATTAATACCGGGATTAAAAGAGGTAAGGGAACGAAAAGAGGCACAAAAGACCGCCAATCAGGCAGGGGTTAAATCCACTACTCCTGCCAATGCCCCACAGTCAGGGTTAGCTGGAAAGAATCCCCCGCTTTTAGCTAACTCTGTGGGGAATGTGCCACCGCCAAATCAGGGGGGAATGAGATAAAAGGAGGTTAATTATGAAAGAAGAAGATGAGAAAAAGTATGATGTTCTTTTGGAAAAATATAAAGAGTTAGAAGAAAAGATAGCAAAACTATATCCACCACCATATTACTATCCACCATATTATCCGTGTTACCCGTGTTATCACGACTGCTATAATTGTCCATATAGAAATCCTAATAACCCTTATGTAACTTGGCACTATACAAATGTATCAAATACTACTGGACAACCAATTAATATTTAATTAGGAGGAAACCATGACCAACTACGACTCCGCCATTGAGCAGGCAGACCGCCTGCGAACCACCATAGCCACTGCTGGCTGGCAGGATATAGTAAAAATAAAGAATGACAAAAAAGGGCATTATATCAACAAAGTATTAACCGAAAGGGAGTTAGATAAGATTTACTACGCCCAAGCCTACGTCATGGCAATAGAGGATATATTTGCCGAGATTGACGCACTGATTAAGGTAGGCGATGAGGCGGAGAAGAGAAAGAAAAAATAA